TACATATATCAAGCCACTCATTGAATTCTACAACAACAGCTGATATTTGTTGATTAATAACATCCAGATCTGACATTATTTCATTAATTGTTGCCATTATGCTAATTTTTTACCTTCAATAAGATTTTTCAGAAAAGCATTTTTTTCTCCTCCAATTTTTTCTAACCAATTATAATATTCTTTTGGAAAAGAAATAAGTAAATCAGAATCAGAAAAATCTGATTTGTTCTTAATCCTTTTATGTTTAAGAAAAGGATATTCTGCTAGATCCAATGCAGTATTATTTAAATAATCCCTGAAATTAGGATAGTTTTCCCAATCCCAAACTCTTTCGTCTGCAAGAAAACAAACAGCTGTCAATGCATCATTAAGATCGGGCTCGTTAAAAATGCTATATTTAATTCCATTTTTCTCAAGTTGATGAACAATATTATCCAATGAACCTATATAGGGATCCTGCTCTTCTCTTGTATTACCAATGACTTTTGAATTCGTAGTCCCACCATTCAGTATGATCCAGGTTTTATCATTTGTTAAAAAACTAATGAGATCATACTCGGCTGGGTTATAATATCGAAAGGCATATTCCAATGCTGCATGACCTGCTTGTATCGCCTGCTGAATAGGAGATATATTATAAGGAACAAAAAAATACATTCTATATTTCATCATATCATCCTAATAAATCGTCAATACCTATATTTGTTTATCCACATATATTTTCTCATGATAGAGATTTTAATTCTTCCTCGAGCTTTTCAACTTTTTGTTTTGCTAAAAGAGCTTCTTTTTGATCTGATAGTTGTCTAACTTTAATTTCAGCTTTTTCCTGTTCCCTCTTTGCCCAATAAAGTTGTTTTGAAATTTCTTCTTTTTTCCTTTTTAAAGCTGCTTTCTTTACCCGATCTTCTTCCTGAAGAACCTGTATTACTGAAACCTTTAAAACGAGAATATCCGGGGTTCCATACTCTGGATAATTTGTAGCCCAAAACGAAACCTGAGTTCTTGCCGGACCAATTTTGGGATAGATCCTGGCTTTTTTTAATTCATTTACCCAGTTAGATCCATAGCCGCCATATCCTTTATTGCGGAAATATTGTCCTTGCTTATTTCGAACAACATATAATTCAAGCTCTTCCATACTGATTATTTTTACAAATATACAAAAAAAACCCGAGATAAAAAAATATCCCGGGTGTTAAATTTTGGTTAAAAGTAAAAGTTATACTAATACGACATTAACTGCATTTAAACCTTTCTTTCCTTCTACGAGATCAAATTCTACTTCATCATTTTCTCGTAAGGTGTTTTCCTTAACGCCAGAAATATGAACAAAGTATTCTTTTCCAGTTCCGGTTTCTTTGTACGACATTAACTGCATTTAAACCTTTCTTTCCTTCTACGAGATCAAATTCTACTTCATCATTTTCTCGTAAGGTGTTTTCCTTAACGCCAGAAATATGAACAAAGTATTCTTTTCCAGTTCCGGTTTCTTTGATGAATCCAAAACCTTTAGTCTCGTTGAAAAATTTTACTGTTCCGTTTTTACTCATGATAATATTTATTGATTAATTTATTGATAATAGGCTTATGCCTGTATATCCTTTTTATTTTTTCCCAGTTTTGCTATTCTCATTTTTTCTTTTGTCTCGTCTGATCGAATTTTTCCTCTATTTTTACCTAATAATGCTTTCCTTAATTTTTCTTTTTTCTCTTCAGAACATGGTCTATTCTTATTTAATCCTTTATTAGATTGGCTTATTTTTCTTTTTGTTTCTTCCGACCTTATTTCCCCAATATGTTTGCCTATTGATGATTTAGAAATCTTTTGCTTGTGTTCTTCCGATAATATCCTCCCTTTATTTTTACCTATCGAAGATGAAATCATTTTTTGTTTGGTTTCTTCTGAATGATGGCATCCCCTTGTAGAAAAACCATTTCTCTTATTCGGCAAAAATCTATTATATCCATTAGGTTCTAAAGTATTATATTTCAAAATAAATTTAGCTTCTATTTCAAATAAATCTTTTTGATCCCTTTCAATAGATATTATTTCTTTTATAAAATTTTCTTTTCCGAATATTTTATAATCCCGCTGAAGATATTTACTTGAGCCCCAATAGTTATCATTCTCTATTTTATCCTTGTAACATACCCGGCTTCCTATATATTTTTTATTTAGAATTTTATTAGTAATAGAGTAGATATAAAAAATAGGGTTTTTTTCCATAGTATGATTATATTTATCTTATATCATACTTTACCTTGCTTAATTGATAATAAAAAGGATCCCGGATTTCCCGGGGTCCTTAGTATCCATGTTAGATTTCGATACGGTTAATTGCATCGATAACTTCGTTGATGTTCATTTCCAAGTGAGGTATCTTTTCATAGATGTCTGCAGAGTATCCGAAGAGACGGAATACCTTGTTTCCAGCCTTAGCCATTGTTGGGCCGTAGCCTACAATGTTAATGAAGTAAACGTATGGAGTTCCATACTTTCCAGAATACCTCTTGTAGGTATCTTCGAAAGAATCTGCACCCTGTTCGTCGGTGATGATAAGAATCCTGTCGTATCCACCTCCAACTCTTTCGAGTTCAGGAAGAATAGATGAATAAACAGTACCATGACCGCATTCTCCGATATGACGAGCAAAACTCTTCTTAAGAGTGTTGATGGCATCATTTGGATTCCAGCCCTTAATAGCTGCGCAAGATGTTCCGAAATGGTAGACGTCTCCGCCGGTACCCTTAGCAAAAGTTGCTGCGATAAGAGCTGCCTTATCAACTGGGCGAGAGTTGCTTGGCTTGCCATCAATCTTGATTCCACCGCCCCATCCGCCTTCCATAGAACCTGAAGTGTCAAAGACAACTGCAGTCTTTCCTTCTGGAAGAAGCTGAGAAAGGTTAGGGATTGACTTTTCATAAGCTTCATCGAGAGCTGCTGCAATCTTCTGGAGCTGACGACCATTGAATTCGATTAACATTACTTCGAGAGCAAGGTCAATCTGGTGAGGCCAAACAAGTGACTTGCGGATGAAATTCTGGTCGACAAGAAGTTCGCACGCCTTGTCAAGGAGAACTGTATCGTTAGTCTTAAGAATATTCCTGATGTTACGAAGAAGTGCAAGGTAACCAATCTTCTTGGTTTCGATGAGTTCCTTGTAGTTTTCAGTCTTAGCTTCGTTAAGCTGAGCTGCTGCCTGTTCCTGAGTGATTTCTCCGCTCTTAACCTTTTCAGCTACAACCTTACCAGCTTCAGTATTCTTATCTTCAACGGTGTTGAACTGCTTAAGAATTCCGAGTACGAGAGCACGGAGTGCAGGAACCTGGACTTCGCCCTTTTCGTTCTTCTGGTATTCCTTGCCAACGAACTTTGTTCCAGCAGTTGCCTTGAGGTAATCCTGTTCAGGAATATAGATGAAACCATTCTTAGGAGTTTCAACTGGGTGAACAAGGTTGACAATGTCAACAAGTGATACACCCCTATTCTTCATCTGGTACTTAGCAAGTTCGTAAGTGTCAGCATGTTCAAGAGCATCCTTGAATCCCTTCTTGAGGGAGTTAGGAAGAGATGCTTCCTGGCCATTCTTTGCAAAATATGCCGCAAGGATTTCAGCCATGTCATCAAGCCTCCAGATAATTCCGCCACGTTCTGCCTTCTTGTCCCTCTTGGTGAAGAACTTCTTAGCAAGTGGGTCCCCCTGAAGGTGAGGAATCATTTCAACTGCACCGAAGTGAGTAACGGAACGCTGTCCAAAAATAGTACGGGCGTAAATAAGTGCCTTAGCTGCGAAAAGCTTGTTAACCTTTGCAACCTTTCCGAGAACATCACGGAACCTCTTTTCACGTTCAGTTTCCTTTTCGTAAAAGTTGTTACCCATACCCGTTGCGAGGATACCGATAAGTTCCGCTTCTGGACGCTGGGTGTAACCCTGTCCGCCCTGATGAGTAGTAGTCTTTTCAACTCCACTCTTCTGATCTGCGAGAGAAATTTCTCTCTTGGTGTTGTACTTTGCCATAATTGACCTCCTTTTTTACTATTAGTTTTTACTAAAGAATTAATTTTAAAAATTAAAATCCGACCGCCCCTCACGTCTTCTTTACTCTTGGGGCTAACAGCTTTATCCGAAGATTGCGCTTGCTGCTGAGTCAATTTTCCTGGTTACCTGTTAAAGAATAGTACGTAGGATTTCTCCCTTTGCAACCTCTATTCCTTCATCACCAGTTTCTTTGAGCGGCTTCCTCTTTCCATTGACGACGGATTCGGATGCTTTTACCTCTCCCGAGTCGGATTTTTAAATCCTTTCAGATTTAGTTATCTGGATAGGTTTCGTTCCATCGAATTTAACCTGATACCTGAACCACTGTTTTCCAGTTGTCCTCATTTCTGGAGTTACTTCATCTTCATGATAACAGTCTTTCCAAAAATCAGCTTTCTGAGCATCCTTTCCTGTGTACTCGATAGTCGATAAAACCGTTTCGTTTGTCATTTTATTCTTTTTAAGTTAACAAAAAAAGCCCGATCAACTAAGGGTTTCTCGGGCTTGCATATAAATTAAAAATTAAAAAAGTATGCAAATTAATGTTGAGAAACCTGAAAAGAGCGTTTTTCAAATTG